CTTTTTAAAATCTTCTTTAAACTTTTTAATAAACTCATGTATATCGTTTTCAGAACCAATCATCATAAGTTTAATTGCTTCTGCCATCTTTGTTCTAATGGCAGATGGTGTTGATGACTTAATCATCTCAAGACCCATGACTTTCATCTTTGGTTCTTTGTATGCGACACCTTCGTTATTAAACACATTAAGAATATATCGTTTCTTAGCAGTCCAAATACCTTTGTTTGCCAACGCTTCTCGTTTCATTTGCATCTTTTGAGAATAAGCTTTGAGATAGTCTGCTAGTTCGCCATAAGACTTATCAATGTATGGTTGAATCTTATCTTCACAGATTTTATCCATGAATTGAATAGTTTGTTCGATTGACTTGTCTTTACAGAATTTATCAACAATAGGACCAAGTTTGAGATAGATTGAATCTGTATCTGAAGCAATAACATAATCAGAATTGGTTTGTAATAACTTATTCATATAGTCATTAAGTTTGTTTTCAATCCAACGAATTGCTAATTGACCAGATGTTGTTACTCCCAAAGCCATGCGTAAATCGTAGAATCTAAAATACTGACTACCAAGAGCACCGTAAGCACTATTAAGAGAAACTTTCTTAGCAAGTTGAAGATTATCGTATCTTGCAATTCGTTTTTCGATTTCATACTTTTTCGTATCGTCTGTTTCGTTCTCATAATCTTGTTTCGCCTTTAACATTAATTTTTTAAATTTCTTTCTATCTTCATACATTTCTTCCATCATCTTTGGCAAGAAGCCCATCATATCTGTTCTAAAGAATTGGCCATTTGGTGTAAGTGTTGCATTTTGAAGTTTAGATGTATCAACTTTTTTATATAACAATTTATCAACATTAACACCTTGAGATATGATGTCTCTCATTTCATCTGTATAATTTTCAGGATCAATAAGTGTCTCGGGCGAAATATTGAATTGCATCATCAAATGTGGATATAGTGAGTTCAAATCAAATGAAGCGACCCAATCATGTTTACCTACTTGTGGGTCTTTCACATAAGCGCCTTCAAATGCTGAATCTTTATCTTTAACAACTTTTGGCGGAACAACAATATTCTTTTCAAGTAGATATGAATATGTTAATGAGTCCCACATTCTTGTTTGTGCAAAGATATCATCATAGTTTGATTTTGTATCATATGCCAAAGTTAAACCAAGCTCAATGAGTTTTAATTTATCTTCCAATGAAACAATAAGTTCCACGTCTTTGATATTATACTCAATAAACTTTTGATGATTCATTTTATATAATTCTGTTAGAGAATCATACTCATCATATGATAACTTCTCTTCACCAAGTTCAATAGATGCTATAGAATTAAGTTTATATGATTCTTGTGATTTACCGCCAGGAGCATACCATCTGTATAGTTCGATATAATCTAAAGATGACACACCTAGAATATCATAAGCAATCATTTGGCGATTATTGATGAATGTTTTTCTTTCACCAATATAGTTCCATGGAGATAATTTCTTGGCTTCGTCTTCACCAAGTATTCTTCTGAATCGATTGATGATATATGGAATATCAAAGAATTTTGTATTCCAACCAGTTACGATATCTGGACATTTTCTTGTCCATAGTTCCATAAATCTTTTACACAATGTATATTCATCACGGCATTTAACATAGATTTCTTTGCCTTGAGTTTCATATGCACCAAGACCAAACACATACATTTCGCCATTGAGATACTTAACAGCAATAGCAATAATTGGTTCGTTTGCTTCATATGGGTCTGGAAAACCATTTTCAGAACCAACTTCAATATCGATTACTGCAATTGATATCTTATCTTGGTCCCATTCAACCATACCTTTGTGTTGGTCAGCAATATATGCATACTCATATCGTGTATTACCATAGATGTCAGGACCATTTGACACACCATTAAATTGTTTGATATAATCTCTAGCTTCACGAATAGTGCCAAATACCTTTTGTTCAAGGTAATCGCCTTCAAGTGTGGTGAAGTTTGTTATACGTTTGCATGGAATAAAGAGAGATGGAGAATACTCAATCTTTTGTTTTACTCTTTTTCCATCCATTACACCTCGGTAGAGAATGTTATTACCGAAGCTTTGGACATTTGTATAAAAGTTACTCATTAACCTGTGATGATTTTCTTTTGTGGTGGAACAACTAAACCTGCTCCAAATATTTGTTTATAGTTTGTGATGAAGTCTTCTGCTGGAACATAGTTATAAACTATATTCTTTTTACTTAAAACGACTGTGGCATCTTTCTTTTGTTCTGCATGAAGTGGAAAAGGTGAGAAACCTACATTTGGTTTACCATCTGGACCTCGAACAATTGAAATACCTACTGGATTTAAAACAACGAATTCTGTTTCAGACTGACTTTCTACTTCGCCTAAAACGTCTTCTCCTGTGATTAATTTGAATGCAATTACTTCCATTTGACTCTCCTAGTTATATAAATACTTATCAAGGATTATACAATAATCATTCATGAATGTCAAGTTAATATGGATATATTTAAGTTAATTGCCGATTTGGGTTTCCCAATAGCCGCTGCTTGTGCTGGTGGTTATTTCATCTTTTTAACTGTAAAGTTTATCCTCGCAGGAGTTCTCTCAAGAGTCAAGGGCTTAAATGGTATAATTATAGCTTTGGACAATAGAGTTAAAACCATGAATCATGATATTATTAGAATTGATACTTTAATGTCTAACGCTTTAAAAGTTCGTCCTGATTTGGATCGTATTGCTAGAGCAGATGGCAAAAACGACGCTAGAAAGGATTAAAATGATTAAAGCACTACCTTTTCCAAAACAAGCTCATTTATTTGCAACATTAAGTAATTTTGCTTATTTGGATCCATTTGAATCAAAACCTAAATTTGATGAGTTAGGATTTAGAAGTGAATTTTTCAATTGTAATGGTAGTCAAGCTTATTTATTAACTAATGATGAAGATGCAATAGTTGTTTGCCGAGGCACACAACCAACTGACTGGAGAGATATAGCTGCTGATTTAGAAGCCAATCCTGTTCCAAGTTCAACAGGAAAAGGTTTAGTTCATTATGGTTTTAAACATAGCGTAGACAACATTTGGCCAACATTAGAGCCAATGTTAAAAGAATTAAGTAAAAAAAGAACCATCTGGTGCACAGGACATAGTTTAGGTGCAGCCATGGCAACTATTGTAGCTTACAAACTACAGAGAGATGAGAATTTACCAAGTGCTCAAGCATTATTTACTTATGGAAGTCCAAGAGTTGGAACACATGAGTATATTGAAGGCATTACAAACACAGGTGTATTACATTTTAGATTTGTAAACAATACAGATATGGTTCCTCGTGTTCCTGTTTGGCCTTATAAACATTTTGGTGGAATGTATTACATGAACCATTGGGGTAATTTAAGAAGTTTTAGTGGATGGCAATTGACTAAAGATGTATGGCGAGGCTTTATCAGAGGCGTTAAAAATAAAAAATTCAGTTTACTTGATAACCATGCTATAGGTCATTATGTTTTAAATCTATATGATTGGTCTCAAGGTGTTGAACATCCACAGGATAAAATTTAATGGATAATTTAGCTGAATTAATTAGTAAATATGGATTTCCCATTATCGCTGCTTGCGGTATGGGTTATCTTATTTTTTATGTTTGGAAGTGGGCAACAGAAGAAACAGAACCTGTATTAAATGAAACTGAAAAGATAGTGATTGCTTTGATTGACCGCATTAGAATGCTAGATAATGATTTGATTAGATTGAATCAAAAACTTAATGTAGTATTAATGATGCGAGAAATTAAAGATGAAGAAAACAATAAAGATTCTCATACTAACAATACTAACAAGTAGCGCCTATGCAGAACAGACGTTTCAATTTAAATCTCCTTCTTTCTCAGGTATAGGGTATTCTTCTCATGTTCAAACCATTGAGAACACAGAATATACTCGTAAACAAGCAATAGATGCAGCGAAGAAACAAGCTGCAATTGATGCTGCTACAGCTGCAGGTAATACTATATTAGCCAAGTTCTTGACTAACTTTGAGAGCAGAGTCTATGCTCAACTATCTACACAATTAATTAATAATCTGTTTGGTGAGAATCCACAAAATAGTGGAACTGTTACTATTGAAGGTAACACCATAACTTATACAAAGACAGCTGACATGATTAACATGACAGTTACAGATACATCTGGTAATGTAACACAAGTTAGTATTCCTATTGGAACTTTAAGTTTCTAATATGAAAAAAATATTAATAGCACTTATGTGTATAACAATAATTGGCTGCACACCGCCAATGAATGTTATTAAAAAAGAACCAGAAATTATGCCAATGAAATGGGCTAGAGCTCCATTACCTGAACCTGCTAAAGGTAAAGTAGTTGTAGCTGTTTATAGTTTTGCTGATAAAACTGGTCAAAGAAAAGATTCTGCTACAATTGCTAAATTATCATCTGCTGTAACACAAGGCGGTGAAACAGTATTATTAAAATCATTAGAAGATGCTGGTGATGGAAAATGGTTTAGAATAGTAGAACGAGTTGGTATAGACAACTTATTAAAAGAAAGACAACTAATTCGTTCAGCAAGAGATGAAGCAAAAGATCCTTCTGGTATCAGACCTATGTTATATGCAGGTATGATTATTGAAGGAGGTATTATAAGTTATGATACTAATATTAGAACAGGTGGTATTGGTGTTCGTTGGTTAGGAATTGGACCAGA